AACATTTCATTCCCTTGGTTCGCGTCAGCGGGTTACACAAGAGGTATTGTAAATTCAGTTAAAGCTCGTAAGAAACTTACACAAGACGACATAGATACATTGTATCAAGGTAGAATTAATCCAATCGCAACTTTCTCAGATGTTGGAACGTTGATTTGGGGTAACAAAACTACTCAAGTCGCTGAATCAGCTCTTGATAGAATCAACGTAAGAAGATTGTTATTACAAGCTCGTAAGTTGATTTCAGCGGTGGCGGTTAGATTGTTGTTTGAACAAAACGATGACAAAGTTAGACAAGATTTCTTGGACTCTGTTAATCCAATCTTGGATTCAATCAGAAGAGATAGAGGTTTAATTGACTTTAGAGTTGTTGTAACAAACACACCTGAAGACTTAGACAGAAATACAATGACAGGTAAAATTTACCTTAAACCAACAAAGGCTCTTGAATTCATTGACATTGAGTTCTTGATTACACCAACAGGAGCTTCGTTTGAAAATATCTAAAAATAAACACGGGAGAAGAAATAAAACTCTTCTCCCTATTATTTATATATAAAACTATGGAATTCACAAAAAAAATATTAATGGAAAGTTTGGAAGTACCAACTAATGGTAAAAAAACTTATTCTAAAAAACCACAAAACATTGTTTTAACTGAATCACAGTTAGAAAGTATTATTTCAAAATTATCAAAAGACAAAAAGTAATGAGTTTAAAAAAATCAATTAGAAGACATTTGTTGGAAATGGTAACTGAGGGTATGGACCCATCAGGATTACCTGACCACAAATATTATGCTTTTGATTGGGATGACAATGTAATGAACATGCCAACAAAGATTATGATTTTGGATGACAAAGATAATGAAATTGGTATGTCAACAGATGATTTTGCAGAACACAGAAACGAATTGGGAAAAAAACCATTTGTATATAATGGAAAAACCATTGTTGGTTTTGCGTCAAATCCTTTTAGAAATTTTAGAGGTGAAGGTGAAAAACAATTTTTGGTTGATGTAATGTCGGCAAGTTTGGGACCATCGTGGGATGATTTTGTTGAGTGTATTAATGGTGGGTCAATTTTCGCCATCATCACAGCTCGTGGACACAATCCAATGATTTTAAAACAAGCGGTTTACAAACTCATCAAAAATAACGTGAGTGGTTTGGACCAAGAAAAATTGGTGGAATCATTAAAGAAATATCGTGATTTTACAGGTGAGGATATTAAAGATGACAATACAATGATTAAAGAATATTTGGACATGTGTCGTTTTCACCCTGTATCATTCGGAACTGGTTCTGAAGCCAATCCTGAAGAAGGAAAAATAAATGCGTTAAGAGAATTTATCACTTATTGTAAGGAACTTGCAAACAAAGTGGGTGGTAAAGTATTGTTCAAAAATGATGTGTCCAATAATTTTGTGGTACCTTCAATAGGTTTCTCAGATGACGATGAAAGAAATGTGGAAAAAGTTAAAGAATTCTTAAACAAAGAATTTGGACTAGAGCATCCAGTAACAACTTATTTAACTAAATCACAAACTAAAACAAAATATTAATATTTAATATAACTAATAAACTAGAACGCCTAGAAAATATAAAACAAAAATTTTGAACAATCAAGTATTTATAGGTAAATAAACTAAAATAATTAAAACAAAAAATATAACAACATGGCTGACTTATTAATGAAAATGCCCGACCCGTATGAACCAAAACGTAAAAACCGATTTATCTTGACGTTTCCTACTTCATTGGGTATTAATTCTTGGTATGTAGAATCTGCTGCCAGACCAAAAATAACTATTACATCAAAAGATATTCCTTTCTTAAATACTAAAACTTATGTTGCTGGTATGTTTGAATGGGGAACAATTGGTGTTACTTTTCGTGACCCTATTGGACCATCAGCGGCTCAAGCTCTTATGGAGTGGGTTCGTTTACACGCTGAATCAGTAACAGGTCGTATGGGATATGCCGCAGGTTACAAAAAGGATATTACTTTGGAAATGTTAGACCCGACAGGTGTTGCGGTTGAAAAATGGATTTTACAAGGTTGTTTCCTAACAGACGTGGATTTTCAGGGTGTGTCTTATACTGATGACGGTTTACAAACCATCTCAGCAACACTTCGTCCTGATAGATGTATCTTAGTTTATTAATATTTCATTTACAAAAAACAAAGTCAGTTTATATTTAAAGCCAGGGGTAATCTCTGGCTTTTTTTATGGAAAACGAACAACAATACGGACAAATGAATTTTAACTTACCACACGATGTGGTACCACTACCTTCACAAGGTTTATTTTATGCTAATAAAAAGAAATCAGTTAAGGTTGGTTATTTGACTGCACAAGATGAAAATCTATTAGCCAATACCAATAAAGGTATTATGAATGTAATAAATCAATTATTAAAAACTAAAATTTACGAACATGATTTTAGAATTGATGATATGTTAACTGGTGATGTTGAAGCCATTTTAATTTTTTTAAGAAATACTGCTTTTGGAACTAAATATAAACTTAATTTAGTTGACCCAAAAACCGGAAATCTTTTTGAAGCCAATATTGATTTAAGTGAAATAAATATTAAAGAACAAAAAATTCAACCTGATTTACAAGCACTATTTTCAACAACATTACCAATGTCTGGTGATAATGTTAAATTACGTATTTTAACTTATGGTGAGGAAGCTCTAATTGATGATGAAATGGAAAAATATCCAGTTGGTGTCATTGCTCCAAAAATCACAAGAAAATTAGAAGCTCAAATAGTTTCAATAAATGGCAATGAAGACAAGAGTGAAATTGTTAAGTACATCCAACAAATGCCAATAATGGATTCAAAACATATTAGAACATTTTTAAAAGATGTTGAACCAAGATTAGATTTAAACAAAAAAACACAAACCCCGTCTGGAGAAATGATTGATGTAAATATCAGTTTTGGGGTGGACTTTTTTCGCCCTTTCTTCGGATTATAAAAAAACAATATTAGACGAAACATTTTTCTTGGTTAAAAACGCCAACTTCTCTTATGTTGATGTTATGACTATGCCAACATATGAACGTAAATATTTTATTGGTAAGGTGATGGAAGAGTATGATATGATACGCGAAGAACGTGAAAAATCCAATAGATAATATTTATCAGTATGTCAGATATTGTAGACGAAACAAGCAAGGCGGTTGACGGACTATCAAAAAAAGTTGATAATTTAAAAACGGCTATAACAAGCACTTTTGATTTAACACCAAAAGGATTAAAAGAGACAATAGCAAGCGCGGTTGACCAATTAAGTAAATTTCAAGACAGAAACATTTCTGTGGCTAGAGGTTTAGGTCAAAGCGCCGCATTTGCAAAAAGTATTGAGGGTGAGTTAGGTAGAGCAGCTGTTAACATTGTTGCAATGGGTGGTAAACTTGAGGACGTTATTGACATTTATAAGGGTATTAACAACGAATTAGGAAGAACAACTTTTTTATCCGAAAAATTTTTAGTAAACGCAAAGGCGATTAAAACTTTTGGTGTTGATGAAAAAACAATTAATAGTTTTGGAAGTTTCTTTGATAAAGTTGGTGGAGGTATGGACGCCTCAATGAGTAAACAAATTGAATTAGTTAATACAGCACAAAAATACGGATTAAACACTGGTCAATTTTTAACTACAGTTGCGGGTAAATTAGACATTTTAACTAAATACGGTTTCCCAAAAGGTGTTAACGATTTAGCCGACATGGTTGTTAAATCACAGGTCTTAGGTGATACATTAAGTGTTGCACAGAATTTTGCTGACCAGATTATGGATAGTCCTGAAAAGGCTTTTGAATACGCAGCACAGTTACAGACATTGGGAGGTTCATTTTCACAATTAGGTGATGGTGCTCAATTGTTATATATGGCACAAAATGATTTAAAAGGATTAAATGACCAATTAATTAACGCAACAAGAGGTATTGCAACATTTAATGAAAAATCAGGACAATTTGAAATTAGCGCAAATGAAAGATTAAGATTAAAAGGATTAAAAAATCTTGGTATAGATGCTAATGCAATTGAAGAAGCCGCTTTAAAATTAGCAAAAAATGAAAAAATATTAAGTGGTTTTAAAGGTGTTGCGTTTGACGGTATGTCCGAAAAAGACAAACAAACATTAGTTAATATTTCTGAAGTGGGTAAAGGTGGTGAAATAAAAATTGGCGGAAAAGGATTGGAAGAATTAAATAGAAGCCCTGAAACACTTACAAAACTTTTAGAACAAGTTCAAAATAAAGGAAATCAATTAAGTACCGACAAAAGTAACGTAGACGTTGTCCAATCACAAATGTCCGCAAACGAACAATTAACAACATCAACAAATCAACTTAATAACATGTTTGCGTCAACAATTATCACGGGTGATAATTTTTCTAAAGGATTAGACACCATGGCAAACAACTTAACACAAGTTGGTGGTACTATGGATGAATTTTTAAAGAAAAATGACGCGACTCTAAAAAAAGGTTACAACGCAGCATTAGTAGATATACCAACAAAAATTAATACATCAGTTACAGAATTAACGGGGGAAGCAATGAGTGGTAAGGGATTAGCAAAACCAATTGATGTTAATCAAGTTGTTACCGTTAAGGTGGAGGGTTTAGACGTTGATTTTGCAAATATTATTAAACCAATTATTAAAGATTACCTTGAGTCAAAAATTAAAAAGGTGGATTTAAAATCCGGTTACAGTGAATAATAATATTTAAAAAATTTTGTTTTATCTATTTATTAGAAACAGTATAAGATGGCAGACAGCTTATTATCATTTTCAGCATCAGAACAATTTAGAAAAAAAATAATTGTTTCTAATTTAGAGCCTTATTTTGTAAAAGGTTCTTCAACACAAACTGTACCCAAAAATCTTACTTATACCAAAGAAACAACTTGGATTGACGTTCCGTTAATTAATCAACCAGACATGATTGATACTGGTGTTTCGGAAAAAAAACGATTATACACCGTTAATCAATATGGACCAAATGGTGGGTATAAAACAAATGCAAATGTTGATTTAATAGTTAACGATGCTAATGAAGGTGAATTTAACTACTCAAGTCCACAAACTAAAAAGTTTGACGAAGCCAAGTTTTCACAAAAAAATCTAATTACTAAAAACTTATTTGGACCACAAGATGGATGGGGTGATGCATCATCCGAGTTAAATTTAATTATTAGACAATTAACAACTAGAGCAGAATATTATACATTCAAAGCATCCAGTTATTCCCCAATTAACATTTTATTAAGCAAGAACCCAACTGGTACACTTGGAACACTTTCACAAGATTCCGCACTTGCACAAATTGCAGCAACAAGATTAAGAAAATCTTTTGAAGACTCAATTGCCTTAGAAACATACCAACAAACAATAGGTAGAGCCAACGTTCTTCAAACAGGAAGTGACCCATATAGAATATTAAATCTAATAACAGGTAGACAACCATTAATTGAACCTGATTGGCATATAACAGTACCCGATAGTATTATTGGAAAAGGATTAGATTTTATATCAAGAGTAACGGGAGTTTATTCACCATACTCATATATTCCTGGTGATTATTTTAACAACGTAGGTAAGAAAAGTATTTTAAATCAAGC